GGAAGCAGTAGACCACGATATGATGCGCGAGAATTCACATTCATCCATGACGATCAACAAACCTGATCGTCAGACTCGTGTAACCTTTGGCGGTCCACAAAAATAAGGACCGCCTGATTTGGAGGAAACAAAATGGCAAATCAAGAAACTGCCTTTGGTCTTCGTCCTATCGGGCTTGTTGGAAGTGCAGCTAATTCAACTGGGGTAACTCAGTATGAAATTGCAAGCGACAACACGAATGCCTTGTTTCAATTTGGTATAGTAGTTCCTACTGCTGCCGGTGTAATTGATCAAGCTGGTGCCACAAGTGGTGGTACTACACCAGCACTTGGTGTCCTGATGGGCGTAGAGTATGTTGATAGTTCCTTAAAGAAAACTGTCTTCAAAAACTTTTGGCCGGGAGCTAATAGCGTAAGCGTAGATACCAATTTTCCGGTAAAAGCGTTTGTCGCTGATGATCCTAACCAACTTTTCAAAGTCGCTTCTGACGCAACACTTACGAATCGTGCAACTGCACTAGCCGCTGTGTTTGCTAACGCTTCTTTGGGAACATCTGCTCGTACCGGTTCTACAAGCACCGGTTCAGCAAATGGAGCACTTAGCGTGTCTTCAATCGCTGTAACAGCTACCCTGCCGCTTCGGATCGTGGGCATCGTTGATGACGAAGCCAATAACGATTTCACTGCCGCAGGCATTCCGCTGATTGTACGGTTGAACGCACATTTCAACGCCAACACAAGCCGTTTTGACTCGCAGACAACTGCGACCTCAACGGGCATTTAAGGAAGGGATAGAAAATGGCTATTTCTCGCGCACAACTAGCGAAAGAGCTTGAGCCCGGACTGAATGCACTGTTTGGCCTTGAGTATGACCGCTACGACAACGAACACTCCGAAATTTTTGAAGAAGAAACTTCGGATCGTGCTTTTGAAGAAGAGGTAATGTTGGGTGGATTCTCAACTGCACCTGTAAAAGGTGAAGGCACTGCCATCACTTTTGACAGTGCACAAGAAACATTCACGGCTCGTTACACTCATGAAACGATTGCACTTGCGTTCTCAATTACTGAAGAAGCAGTTGAAGACAATCTTTATGATCGTCTTGCCGCTCGTTACACCAAAGCTTTGGCACGCTCCATGAGCCAGACCAAGCAAATCAAAGCTGCTGCTATTCTGAACAACGCGTTCAGCACCAGCAACCCGATTGGTGATGGCGCGGCACTTTGTTCTTCTTCACACCCGTCTCTTTCCGGAAACCAGCGGAATGTTCTTTCAGTTGCATCTGACCTCAACGAGACTTCGCTTGAGCAGATGCTGATTGACATTGCTGGCTTCACGGATGAGCGTGGTTTGAAAGTCGCAGTTCGTGGAACAAAACTTATCATTCCGAAAGAACTGCAATTTATTGCAGAGCGGGTGATTAACTCTAACCTGCGTCCCGGCACAGCCGATAACGACGCAAATGCGATGAAAAATATGGGCATGATTCCAGAAGGAGCAGTGGTGAATCACTTCCTCACTGATACCGATGCCTTTTTCATCAAAACAGACGCGCCGAACGGATTTAAATTCTTTAACCGTTCACCTATCAAAACCGCTATGGAAGGCGATTTTGATACAGGCAACATGCGTTTCAAAGCACGAGAGCGTTATAGCTTTGGTGTTTCAGATTGGCGTGCCGTTTTTGGTACTCCCGGTGCCGCCTAATCTGTTTCTTGAAGGGGCGGCTGTTGCCGCCCCTTCTTTTTATCGGTATACTAAATATTCCTGACAGTCGTATAGGACGACTGACACTAGCCAAGACAGGAGACGCAAATGGCTAATACGACTTTTAACGGTCCCGTCCGTTCAGAAAACGGCTTTAAAGTAATTTCAAAAAACGCCAGCACTGGCGCGGTAACAGAGACATCTTCTATTGCCTCAACAGGCGTTATTACCAATAAATTTGTGAAGCATGTTGGGTTTGCCACGGGTGTTACTGTGAACACTACCGCAGGTGATAGCCCAACAATTGGCGAGTTCACTCAGCCCGCTAACACGATTATTACAGACATCAAGATTTTTTGTGACGTTTCGCCGGTAATCGGCACGGGTGACATTGGTTACGAAGTTGGTACTACTAGTTCTGGTGCAGAGATTGTTGCGGCAGTGACTGATGAGATTTTGGACGGCGGTACGACTGTTGTTGAGCACAACGTAACAACTACCACTTTGGTTACACAAACTCAAAGCGGTACTACGGCTCCTGCTTCTGTTCAGTACACCTCTGCCGAAAGAACTATTTTCTGCAACATTACTAATACTGTAGATGCAACCACTGCTGGTTCATTCACATTTATCATTGAATATGTACAGATAGCATAATAGGGGGCAAATATGGCTGACGCAGTCGCATCACAGACCATAGTAGATGGTCCCAAGTTTGCCGTTCTCAAATTTACCAATGTTTCAGACGGCACTGGAGAAAGTGCCGTAACCAAGGTGGACGTTTCTGCGTTGGAAACCAGCACGGATGGAGACACTTGCACCGGAGTAGTGATTGAAAAGCTTTGGTGGCAGTGCATTGGCATGAAAGTGCAAATTCTATTTGATGCTACCTCAGACCTTTTTTGCATTGAGCTTGGCGAAAATCAAAGCGGCCACCATGATTATTCTATTTTTGGTGGTCTGCCAAACAATGCGGGATCCGGTAAAACAGGCGACATTAACTTTACTACCGTAGGGCATACCAGCGCCGATACTTACACGGTAATCATGTATCTTCGTAAAAACTTTGACTAGGAGTAATTATGGCGACCACAGCAGATGTTCAAAGACTTCCCTCTGGCAGAATTAAATACAGAGGCGAGACATTTGCCGGTTTTAACAAACCAAAAAGAACCCCCGGTAAATCAAAAAAAAGCGCAGTTCTCGCCAAGAAAGGCAAGGAAATTAAGCTTGTAAGATTTGGTGATCCGAATATGTCGATAAAAAAAGATCAGCCGGGTCGTCGTTCTAATTTTCGTGCTCGTCACAGTTGTGACACTGCAAAAGATAAATTTACAGCCAGATATTGGTCATGCAAGGCTTGGTAAAATGAAAATAGCAGAGATTTTAGAGAGACTTGAAAAGCACGAAGAAGAGTGTGCCCAAAGATATAACGATATTCAAAAACAGTTAGATAAGTTTGACACTCGCCTTTGGGGCATAGCATTGCTCATAGTTGCGACTGCAATTGCAAATAAGTTTGTGTAATGAGTTATAGTCGTAAATCAAAAAAAGCTTCATCAAAAAGCAAAGGCAGTAAAATCTGTCCCGAAGGCAAGGCGTGGGCTCAACGCACATTTGATACATATCCATCGGCATACGCAAATTTAGCGGCTTCTAAATATTGCAAAGATCCAAACTACGCCAAAAAAGCCAAGGGCGGAAAAAGAAAGGGTCGTTAGATGGGTGAACTTAAAGATTGGCTGAAGCAAGACTGGGTACGAATTGATAGCTCTGGCAATATTAAAGGTCCGTGTGGCACATCAAAGGATAAAAAAAATCCTGACAGATGCCTACCACGGGCTAAAGCTGAAAGCCTTTCAAAAACGGAAAGAGCCGCAACCGCCAGAAAGAAAAAAAGAGAAGGCAAAAAAGGAAAAACGGTAGTGGCAAATACCAAAGAGGCCAAGGTACAAAACTTAGGGAATGGTGGAATTGTTGCAAGGGGCTGCGGCGCAATACTGCCTGATAGAAAAAAATATACAAGTGGCTCTGTTTCGAGAACTTAGCAGGAGAGTAAAATGTCAAATTCACGAGTAAATTTGGGGGCAGGCGGCTTCCAGAAAACCACAAAAAAGAAAACAAAAAGTAACGGAAATAAAATGAAAGCCAAGGGCATGGCTAAAGGCGGTGCTGTAAAGAAAATGGCTAAAGGCGGCTCCGTCAAAAAAATGATGAAGGGTGGCCCTGTTAAAAAAATGGCTTATGGCGGTGAAATGAAGAAAAAAGGCATGGCTAAAGGCGGCGCCGTCAAAAAGATGAAACGTGGCGGTAAAGTTACGAAGTAATGCCTTTTTTACAGAGCAGCCTACCGCAGTATTTTAAATGCTGGGTACGCCGAGAATATACGTGCAATCATGACCGTTATCATGGGGAGTTTTTGCACGCAATGGCAGTGGCCGTCACAACTATGCCGATGAGATGCCTAAGTTTTCAGGTAATTTTTACGGGATATGAGTCCGACAGCACAGATGAACCTAATGTACACGGAGGTGCAATGTGGGCAAGAATGCCCATTACCGCGTTGGTTGGTGACACTCAAATGGAGGACTGGCCGCAACCAATGGCTGTACATCACGCACAGCCTTGGGATTGTATGAGCCATACTCATGCCGTATACACGATTAACAGAGCCCAGCCTTGTCCGTGGCTAGCGAAAATTGACGGTAACTTTTATCCTGCAAAATATTATTTTACTGTCGATTACACAGATAACGAGATAGCCGATGATCCGGCGCAACACAAACAGAGTCATGTTTTGGAGTTGCTTGACGCCGGAGAATGGACAGGCAATATAGTGGCGCTTCCAAATAATCGTGTACGGGTCACACACCCGGCTTGGTACGAAACAGGAGATGGAGCACCGGACTTTCGTCCTTCTCAACATATACATTACTCTAAATCTGATTTAGACTACACTCTGGATGTAAATCAGATTTTTGATAATCTATACGCGGACGATGGGGACAAGTAATGGCTACCTCCGACAGCAGAGATTTTGAACTAGATGTTGCCGATTACGTTGAAGAAGCCTTTGAGCGTTGTGGTTTAGAGGTGCGAACCGGCTACGACCTAAAGTCGGCCAAAAGGTCTTTAAATCTTATGCTGGCGGAGTGGGCCAACCGTGGTCTTAACCAGTGGACTATTAAACAGAAAACACAAGCTTTGACATCCGGCACTAGCGCATATACCCTAGGTGCTGATGTTATTGATGTTTTGTCTGTTGTTGTACGGCGCAGTGACACTGATTTTACAATGTCACGAATTAGCAGAGACACGTATTTAAATATTCCAACTAAAAGCACGACAGGTCGTCCAAATCAATTTTTTCTGGATCGCCAAACCACGCCAAACTTAAAGGTCTGGCCCACGCCAGACAACAGTACAGATGTTTTGCACTTTGATGCGCTCGTACGCATGGATGATGCGGACACATACGTAAACACCTTAGACATGCCTTTTCGTTTTTACCCTTGTTTGGCGGCAGGTCTTGCTTATTACATAGCAATGAAACGCGCCCCAAATCGCTTACAAATGTTGAAAGCGGTTTACGAAGAAGAATTTGAACGTGCAATGGCTGAAGATAGAGATAGAGCATCTTTTAACGTGGTGCCTCAAATCCAATATTTTAGGATTTAAAAATGGCTAAATTTGCATCAGGAAAAAACGCTTTTGCTATCTCTGATAGATCCGGTCTGAAATACCGCTATCAAGACATGCGGAGAGAGTGGAACGGCTCTCTCGTTGGCAAAGATGAGTTTGAGTCAAAACACCCTCAACTTAAACCGTTTCCCAAAATTTTTGATCCTGAAGCTCTTCAAGACGCAAGGCCAGATCGTAAGGAGCCAACAGAAGTTCCTGTAGGTGCTGGCGGTTTTCCAGACAGAGGTATAGCTACTCGTGGACTGGCTGTTCTTGGGACGGTCACAATTGGCGGAGATGCTACATGAGTTTTACGTACGCAACCTTAAAAACCGCCATTCAAGATTACACTGAGAACCAAGAGACTACTTTTGTCAACCAGTTGCCTACCTTCATAAAAGGGGCCGAAGAGCGCATTTTCAAGAGCGTGCAGCTTAATTTATTTCGTAGAAATCAAACCGGCACGGTCACTTCAAGCAACAAGTTTTTGAATTGCCCGTCTGATTTTCTTGCGCCCTACAGTCTTTCCATTATTTCAAGTAGCGAAAACATTTTTCTTGATTACAAAGATGTAAATTTCTTGCAAACAGCGTACCCGAATCCAAGTAGCACGGGAACTCCAAGGTACTATGCGTTTTTTGACGTTGAAAACTTTATGTTGGCTCCCACCCCAAATAGCGGGTTTACGGCAGAATTACATTACTACTATCGCCCGACCAGTTTGACTGCGGGTTCGGATAGTGGCACCACTTGGCTAGCGACGAACGCGCCTTTGGCGATGCTGTATGGTTCCTTGTTGGAAGCCTACACTTTTATGAAGGGTGAGGCTGATGTGCTACAAAACTACAACATTCAATTTGCAGAATCCATTGGGCGATTGAAAAATTACGGCGAAGCCTTGGAGGACACAGACGCATATAGAACTGGGCTTGTTAGGCGCGAGAAATTGTAATGTTTACTTTAGACTTAAAAATTGACGAATCCCCGATTGTAAATGTAGTTACAACCCAAAATCGCGGGTCCACTCCCGATGAAGTCGCGCATCGTTGTACCGAAAAAATTATGTCGATTTCAGAGGATAGCCCCCCTGCCATTCGGGACCAAGCCTTTGCTTTCAAATTGCATATAGAAAAAATTATTGCGTTTTACATGCGAGAAGCTATTCGCAGTGACCGAACTTCTGTGTATAATGCTCTTATTAATTCAGGTCATCCAGAACTAGCAGAGATGATTAGGAGGCTTTGATGGCTATAACACAAGCAATGTGCACTTCTTTCAAAAAAGAGTTGCTTGAAGGTAAGCACAATTTTACGAATGGGCAACACACTTTCAAACTGGCTCTTTTTACTAGCTCTGCCTCCTTGGACGCAGCAACGACGGATTACAGTACATCCAATGAGGTATCTGGAACGGGATATTCTGCGGGTGGCGGCACGCTAACAAATGTAACACCTTCAACCAGCGGTACGACGGCTCTTACTGATTTTGCAGATCTGACCTTTTCCAGTGCAACAATCACCGCGAATGGTGCGATTATCTATAATACGACGACGGCGGGTGGCAGTAGTACTACCGACGCGGTTTGTGTTCTGGCTTTTGGTGGGGATAAGACATCTACCAATGGTGACTTTACCATTCAATTCCCTACCGCTGACGCCTCCAACGCCATCATACGCATAGCGTAGGGATTAACTCGTCATGGCTATAATTAATGGCTGGGCGAGAGGTTCTTGGAACCAAGGCGCTTGGGGAACCGCGCTACCTGTTGAAGTAACAGGTCTTTCCGGCACAGGAACATTAGGTGATGAAACAGTTACAGCCGGGGCTGTAATAGCCGTTTCAGGGGTTGCTGGAACCGGCGCTCTCGGCGATGAAACAGTAATAGCAAAAGCCCTTGTTGCTCCGTCGGGTAATGTGGGCACCACCGCACTTGGTGATGAGACTATTGTTGCAACCGCAACGGTAGTGGTGACGGGCAACGCAGGCACCACCGCACTTGGTGATGAGGTAGTTGCCGCCGGTGCAGTTACATCAGTTAGTGGAAATGTAGGAACTTCCGCGTTAGGAGACGAAACTGTTTCCGCAGGCGCAAGTGTTGTTGTAACAGGCGTTTCTTCGACCTCCGGCCAAGGGTCTGTTACAATTGCGGGTGGCGCTGTTGTTCCAGAGACTGGTTTGCAAGCCACCGGAAATGCTGGTACTGTTGTCGCAGCAGCAGATAGCGACGTAAGTGTCACAGGCGTTAGTGCGACGGCTGCTTTGGGGTCAGTAGAGGTTTGGAGTCAAATTACACCAAGTCAAACGCCAAATTGGTCGGGAGTAAGTCCTTCGCAATCGCCTAGTTGGTCTGCGGTTTCTCCCTCTCAAAGTCCATCATGGGGCGATATAGCAGCGTAGGAGAAATACATGGCAAGCACCTTTACAACAAATTTTGCCATTGAAAAACCGGGAACGGGTGAGCAAAGCGGAACTTGGGGCACAACCACCAACCACAATTTTGATATTTTTGACCGATTGGCAGGATACAAATCGGTAACTCTATCTAACACAAGTTCCACGCTAACCGTCCGGCCCGCATCTCCAAGCAGCGGCTCCAGTAATGCCGAAGACGGCATGTTTCGTGCGATTAAATTTGCCGATGGTGGTGACATTGGAGGCGCAGTAACTCTTACTGTAGCCCCAAACACCGCAGCGTGCTTCTTTCTTTTCCAAAACGCCTTATCGGGAAGCAGAGACATTGCGGTCACGCAAGGGTCAGGCGCTAATGTAACAATTACCAATGGTCAAACACAAATACTATACTGCGATGGCGCGGGCTCCGGTGCGGCTGTTGTGAGCATTAGCGACAATCTTTCAATGTCGAATGCAAAAATTACAGGCGGCTCCGTAATAGGTATCACTGATTTAGCAGTGGCGGACGGTGGCACGGGAGCTTCTAATGCTGCCGCAGCAAGGACAAATTTAGATGTCGATCAGGCGGGCACGGCAACCGCTTTGGCAATTGCGTTAGGATAAAACATGGCTAATACCTTCAAACTGAAAACAAATGCAGCGATGCCCGCATCCGCGGGTACTCCACTTACCATTTACACCTGTCCCGGCTCTACAACGACGGTAATTTTAGGTTTGATACTTTGCAACGTAGGAACGGCGCAACACACCGTGGACGTACAGTTGGTTTCAGATACCAGCGACACGGAAACAAACGAAACAGTGAAACTGCTTGAAAATGTGCCGATACCTACGGGCTCCTCACTTGAAGTTTTATCCGGCGGTAAAGTTGTATTGCAGGCTACAGATGTTTTGAAGATTGATGCAGATACGGCAGCTAAAATTGATGCAACATTGAGCATTATGGAGATCACCTAATGCCTTATGTAGGTAAAAAAGCCACCAATGTAGTCGATGTCAGCGAAACGCAATCACTTACGGTTGACGACAACCTGACAACCCCTGCAATCAACGGCGGTCAGATTGGTGGGCGGCGCAACCTTGTGACCAATGGTGCAATAACAATTAATCAAAGGGGCGACCAAACAGGTGTTACATCAACAACGTATGTAACAGATAGAATACAGCATATTCTTGGGACGGCTGGTACTTGGTCAATAAGTAAAAGCAGTGATGCTCCTGACGGGTTTTCTAATTCTTTAAAGTTAGATTGTACTACTGCAAATTCAAGTCTATCTTCTGATAGCATTTATATTTTAGGGCAAAAGTTTGAGGGGCAAGATTTACAACATCTTGATTATGGAACATCGGGGGCAAAAAAACTTACTTTGTCTTTTTTTGTTAAATCAAACAAGACAGGAACTTATGTAGTTGAATTTTTTCAAGATGGAAATTCTAGGCAGCAATCTCAAACGTATACGATTGACTCTGCTGATACTTGGGAAAAAAAGACAATCACCATTGATGGGGATACTTCTGGTTCACTGGCAAATGATAATACATCTGAACTTGCATTTTACTGGTGGGTTGTTGCTGGGTCTGATTATAGTAGCGGAACACTAAATACAAGCTGGGCATCAAGCACAAATGCTAATCGTGCGGTTGGCATTGTAAACTTAGCTGATAGCACAAGTAACGAGTGGTACGTTACAGGTGTTCAACTCGAAGTCGGCTCCGTAGCTACTGAATTTGAGCATCGCAGTTTTGGTGAGGAGTTGGCTTTGTGTCAGAGGTATTACGAAAAAAATTATCCTCAAGGCACTGCCCCAGCATCTTCATCCACATTGTCAAAAGGCTCTTTTGTTGTACATAGTAGTGCAACTATAACTTATAGATGGTCACAGCAATTTAAGGTAACAAAAAGAGCCGCACCAACGTCTGTTATTTATTCAACAACAGGCGCAAGTGGGAATGTTCGATTAAGTAACGCTTCCGATTTAGCAGTTACTATTGAGGACAGCGGTGATTCTGGTTTTGCGGTATATGCTCTCAATAGGTCATCAACTGGCGGCGAGTTTTATTGGTGGAACTGGGTTGCGGATGCGGAGTTATAACTATGGAAAATAGTATTCAGTTTACATCAGCAAAATATATTGCTCTTGATGGCAATAACACTTCAATAGAAGTTGTTGTTGAGGGAACAACTATGTCTGTCCCACTTGACCCAGCCAACCGACACTACGCAGAAATCTTACGCCAATTGGAAGCTGGCACACTTACAATACAGGATGCAGACTAATGGCAAGCAAAGCAAGACAACTAGCACAATCCGCAAGCGCACCTGAGGGCCGGAAGAATGTTGTGACTAACGGTGCAATGCAGGTGGCACAACGCTCGACCTCAGTTACAGGTATTGGTGCGTCTGATGGTTATTTTACAGTAGATAGATTTGCCTTTAATACAGAAAACACATCTGGTCGTCTTACAATGACGCAAACAGCAGATGGCCCATCTGGTTTTGCTAACTGCATTAAACTTGACTGCACCACAGCAGATACTGACCTAGATGCAAATAAATTTATAATTCTCGAAACAAGATTTGAGGGTCAAGACTTACAAAGAATTGCAAAAGGAACCAGCGATGCCAAAGAATTTACTGTTTCTTTTTATGTAAAAGGCAACGCATCAGCTACTTATGGTGTTGAATTTTTTGATATTGATAATAGCCGAATAAGCGAAACTAAATCATTTTCAGTGACGACTGGTTGGACAAGGGTTGAGTTAACTTACCCAGCAGACACAACAGGAGCATTTGATGATGACAATGCTGAAAGTCTTAGATTGCACATTTGGCTGATGGCTGGAACTACTTATACAAGCGGCACAACTGGTACGACTTGGAGGTCTACATCAGGTGCCAATGCAACTAGAGTGCCAAGCATTTCTAATTTTTTCAGCAGTACAGACAATACGTTTTTCATTACTGGTTTGCAGATGGAGGTCGGCTCCGTAGCCACTGAGTTTGAGCATCGCAGTTTTGGTGAGGAGTTGGCGTTGTGTCAGAGATATTTTAGAGTTTCAAAGGCTAATAGCGCATTTGATTATATTCTTGGTGGTGGTACTTTTGAATCAACCACAGCATTGCAAATTGCTTATGATTTTACAGGGATGCGAGCAGCACCAACTGTTACGGCATCTGGAGGGCTTGCGGGTGAAACTGCTGGTGGGGGAGTCACGTTAAATAGCGTAGGACTGGCAGGAAATTCTTTAATAAGAGTAAACTTTACTGCGTCTGCCGCTACTACGGTTGGTCTATCAACACATATTAGAGATTCTGGCAGTGCTAACGCTGTTGTAAACTTTAGTTCGGAGCTTTGAAATGGATAATATAAACATCACTTTTGCTCAATATACCGAAAATATTGAAAACATAAATACTGGTATTAAGGCCATTATTGATGACGTTACTATGTTTGTCCCACTCGACCCAGCCAACCGCCACTACGCCGAAATCCTACGCCAAGTAGAAGCTGGCACACTTACAATCGAGGACGCAGATTAATGCCTTATATTGG